CAACTAGCCATTGGTACATATATACAATCGCTTTTAATTTGCAATTTTGTATATTTTAGCATCTCTCAAATTAAGACTTGCATTGTAGTCTCTATCTTCTTTATATCCACATTCACATATATAAATTCTATCTGAAAGTTTTAAATCTTTTTTTACAGAACTACATTCATGACATAGTTTACTAGATGGATAAAATCTATCTACAATTCTTAATTCAATACCAAATTCTCTACATTTATTATTCAATTTAACTCTAAATATATTGAAGCCTTGTTTTGATATTGCTTTTGAAAGATGTTTATTCTTCATCATTCCTCTAACATTTAAATCCTCTATGGTAATATATTGTGGTTTGGTTTTTACCACTTCATTTACAGATTGATTTAAATAGTTTTCTCTTATATTTCCCAAAGCTTGATGAAGTCTTTGTACTTTAACTATTTGTTTTTGGATATTTTGTCTAGTAACAGTTCCTCCTTCTTTTTTTATATTTTTATTTCTTACTTTTAAACTTTCATATTTTCTTGAAAGTTTTCTTTGTTCTCTTCTTAATTTCTTTTCTAATTTTTTAACATTTTTAGTTTTATTAATGTTCTTTTTAGTAATTCCATTTGATATTATTGCAAAATCTTTAAGTCCTAAATCAATCCCTATTCCCTCATTTGAATTAACTTGATATTTTTCTTTAGTTTCTATTAAAACTGAAACATAATATCTACCAGCCTTTATTGATACCGTTCCACTTTTAATATTTGCTATGGTTGAAATATATCCTTTTTCCTTTAAATAAACCCATCCCAATGTAGGAATATTAATTTTATGTCTCTCTACTTTCCAGTCTGTTTTATTGTTTTTTGGAAAATACATTTTAACATCTTGATTCTTTTTCTTTTTAAATTTGGGAAATTTAGACTCACCTTTGAAAAATCTTTTAAAAGCAGTTTCAGCATTACAAATTGACTTTTTTCTTGACTTTGAACCACAACTATTTATCCAAATATATCCTTCTAAAGTTTTAACTTCATGATTTATATACTTGTCAAAATCATTAGCACTCATAAAGGCTTGTTTTTTATCAATTAATCCATCTTTATATTGTTTATATAATTCTTGATTCTTAGCTAAATATGAGTTATACAAATATCTACATACACCAATTCCTTGATTAATCTTTTGTTTTTGGCTCTCTGTTGGATTTATTTCCGTTTTGAATGCTTTTAGCAATTTCCTCATCCTCCTCTATCTTTTTCTTATACTTACGCATCCCATAAATCTTACACGAAAAAACATGCAATATTGAGATTATATCTTGAACCAATTCTTCATTCGGTGACAATGTTTCATTGTTTACAACTATTATTTTTACATCATATTTACCTAAAAATCTTTCAAACCATTCATAACCAAATCGTATAAATCTGTCTTTATGAGTTACCATTATACTATCTATCTTATTTTCCATGCAATGCTCTATGAGTTTATTCCATTTTTTACGATTATAATTAAGTCCACTTCCAATATCTTCTATTACTTCATCAATTATAATACCTTTAGCATTAGCAAAGTCTAATAAGAATTTAACTTGGTTTTTTAAATTGTCTTTTTGATTATTAGTAGAAACTCTTGTATAAATAATTTTCTTTTTTGTATTAGAATCATTTGACACACCTTTAAACTCAAGATATTGGTCATATGTATAATATCTTCTATCGGTAGGAGTTCGTTTTGCTACTAGTATCTTGTCTCTATCCCATCTTTGTAATGTTTTCACTGATACATTCAGTAATTCAGCAAAATCTTTTGGCTTATAGTTTGTTATATGTTTACTCATTAATATTCACCTCTTGAGTACATATTAACACTTTTAAACACATTTGTCAATGTTTTTGATAACTAAAGACTTCCTCCTAAAATTTTGTTTATTATATTATTATTTAAAGCATTCATTACTAAAATATCATCTTTATCTACATAATAAGTGTCTATTCTAGTTTGCCTAAACACATAAAAACCTTTTCTATTAAATCTTAATTCTCTGTATCTTATAAGTAATTCTGAATCTTTAGGACTATTATAATGTTTAAAAGATTTAGATATGTTATTGTTTATAATTACAGGAATTGCCAATACAATCATTTCACCTTTGGATAGACTTAAAACAAGTCTATCCTCAGGTTTTCTGGCTTGTAATTTTAAAGTACCTAATATAGGTATATAGTGTTTAGAAAAATTTAATGAACTTATATTGTCCAATTTTTCCATCTACTTTACCACCCTTATTTTTACTTTTATTACTCCTTTATTTACATCTCCTATTTTTGAAAATGCTCCTTTACTCATGTCTAAAATTCTACCATACTTAGCAAATCCTCCTGTGTCATTTACTCTACACACTATAGACTTACCATTGGATAAGTTGGTTACTTCTATATTAGTACCCATTTTATGTGAATTTGAAGCACAAGTCATTTTAGCAGAATTAAAGATTTCTCCATTGGCTGTTTTTATTCCATTCCAACTCTCTCCATACCAACTGGCATTTCCTACCATTTCTTTAGTGAAACTTAAACTAGAAAAAACGATAAGAAGCATAAAAATAATTTTTTTCATTATCTAGTTACCTCCATATTTAATTATGTAGCAATTTTGATAAATCTAAATAATTACTCCTTTTGTCATTAGGTATATAAAGTGGTATCTCAACCCCACCATACGACATAAATTCAATGTAATTAAAAGATTTTTTTGCCTTTATATCTAAATATACTTTTAAAGAGATAAAGTCTAATATATTTATCATCACAACTTTATTCAACTCTCTAAAATGTATTATTAAATAACCTTTTTGTCCATTATCTTTTAAGGCTTCTTTATACATACCTTCTTCTTGCTCTTTACTTAAATTAGATAATGGAAATGATTTTCCTTTTACAGATTTTAATTCTATATAAAATAAATTAACTCCATTATATACAATAAAATCACAAGGATTATTATTTTTTAATTTAACCCATATTCCATTTCTTTGTGTCATAGAATTATCTTTTAATCTTATAATACTATAAGATTTATTTAATTCAACTGATTTTCTAAAGAGTTGTTCAAATTTTTGTCCAATTCCTCTATTTGTGGTTTTACTTTGCATATTATATTGTTTCCTTCTATTAAATTTATTTCAGTAATTTCAATATCATTAGTTATCTGTTCTTTATATATTTTTAAATGATTTTTTAATGCTTCTGTATAATCATCACTTTCTGTTAATCTAATATTTTCTTTAGGGTCATAACTCATTTTTGTATTATTATCTACAATAATCAACTTACACCATATATGGTTTTGATTATTTACAAAGGTTGTAGTAACTTTATACATATTTAATGTTAAACTAATTCCCATGTACTTCCTCCTATTTCCTTTAATGTTTGAGTATTTAAATTAATTAAATAAAAATCAAAATTGAAATCAAAATGTTCTTGTAATATCTTATAAGCAATAATATCTTCTTCACTAAAATTAGAATTATTAGAGACATGGTTATGGATAATTACAGGTTTTTTAACCTTATATGTATTTATCCAGATTTCTAAATCTTGTGTATTAAATGTAGATAGACTTTTAGAGTTCTCTTCTAGTATAGTTAAATCTTTGTATAAATAATTATCTAAATCTACTACTAAAATATGCTCATTTTGAAATTTTTCAAATATTTTTTTTAAATAATTAATTTTATTGATAGTCATATAAACCCTCTAACATATGATATGTAGATTCATATATATCTATACAAGTATCTTTTAAATCTTTATTATTCCCTATCCCCATAAAAAATTCCTCTTCAAAATTAAATCTTATATCTTGAGTTAATTCAGTAAGGGGATTAAATGCCTTTTCAGGTAACATGTTTCGTAGGGTATGAAAAATTTCAGACATACCTATCATAAGTCTCCCTGCCTCAAAACTGTTTTCTAGAGAGTTTAAATTTTCATAATATACTTTATAGTAAAATGTAAATACATCATCTATTATTGTATACCCTATTTTTATTATATCTTTATTCTCTCTTTTCCATATTTTTTCTTTATTTTCTTCTTGTTCTTTTCTCAATTTTTTTTATCTCCCATTCAGTTATATTTTGTATTGTATACCCTTTTTCTCTTAGTTTTCTAATTTTTGTACAGGTTTTAGAAAACATATTTCGATTATATTTAATATCTGACTCAATGTCAAACCATATACCTACTTTATCTTGAATTGATTTTAACTCTTTTTCTGTTAAATTGAGGGATAATAAATATTCCCTAACTTTAAATTCTAACTCTGCTTCTTCTTCAAAAATAGTCTCATCAGGTATATCATCATACTCTACCTCATAATTTATATCTTCAAAAGTTTTTCTTTTAGTTAATTGATTTATTAATCTCTTACACCTATGAAAAACTTGAGTAAACATATAAGATTCCAAATCTCTATAGACTTCAACTTTATTAGTAATCAACTTATCCTCAACACTTAATATATAAATTAAAAGTTCTTGGTATAAATCTTCGTAATCTGCTATACCTACTTTAAAGTTTCTAGGAACAATTTTATGAATCATTTTTAAGTAGTAATCGTATGTAAATAATTTAAATTCCATAATTATCTCCTACTCGTTGTATAGTATCTTTTGTACTAAACCATGTTTTCTATGAAATACTAAACCAATAGCACCTTTTTTACTTCCAACATATCCTTTTCTAAAATGCCATTCATCTGGCTCAGATAATGTAGGTAATCTTATAAACTGAATACCCCCTATATCCTCTACACTATAATTATGGAAATGCCCACTTATAAAATAACAATGCTTACTAACCCCAAATAATTCTTTAACTTCGTTTTGAATAAGAAATGGTTTATTAGTTTTTGCTTCATTTTCTAAATGTCCTAGTCCTATAAGACAATCTCCATGAGTTAAATATTTTCTTTTCTTAGGGTCGCTATTAAATTTTATATTTGGGGAATCTCTAAAATAAGACTCTAATGCGTGAATCACAGTGAAAGAAGTAAGTTCATCATGGTTTCCTTGTATTAGTGTAACTGAAATTTTAGAAAATGATGTGGATAACTTATATATAATCTTAACTAAAGATTTAAAACTTTCAACATACATCTCATAATAACTATCATTTGCATCTTGAGGTGTGCCTTTTGTTGTAGTTTTACTTAGAGTATCAATATTAAACATATCTTCTCCTATAATAAAATTTACATCCTTAGCATTAGTTTTACTACAAATTACATCAACACACTTATGTAATTTTTCTAATGCAATTTTAGTATTATATATATCTCCTACAGATTTATTTAAATGTAAGTCTGCTATATCTAAAATCAATAGTTCATCTTCTGCTTTAATACAATTTTCCAAAGGTTTTAATGTACCTATAGAATGTTTATCAATACTAGAAATATCTTTACTTAATTTATTTAATACAGTTGTTAAAATAGAAGTATTATCTAAATTTATACTCTTTCTTTTAAAAGTTGCCCTAACTGAATAAAGTTGAATTTTATCTTCTTTACTCTTTAATCTACTTTCCCATTGAGATACTCTATACCTATCTATTTCCCACTCATCCTCATTTAAATTAAATTTAGATAGTATTATACTTTCAGTTATAGGTACATCACTCTGTATGATATCTTCAACTGTCAAAGTATTTTTATTGTATTCAATAGTTCTTTTAAACTCTGTATCTTTTAAGTCTTTTGTAAGAGGTTCTTTATTTATACTTAATAATTTCCAACCCTTACAAGATTTTCTATATCTCTTCCTATTAGGATAATTAGGGAGAGTAACCATAAGAGAATCTTTTCTTACGTTTAATTTTATAAGTAACTCCTTAAATTCTTGCTCATTTAAATCTAATATAGATTCACTTTCAATATTCTTTATCTTGTACATTTTTATACCTCTTTCATATTATTACCTTTTGAAATATCTATTTTAAATGTAACTCCATTAAAATACTCTATTTCAAAATGCTTTTTTAATAAATTTTCTATATAATCATCTGATATACTAATATCTACAGATAGATAAACAGCATCATATATAGTTGTCATTAATAATATTTTCTTATCTAACTTTAATTTTTTTACTTCCTTAAAAAAAGTTACTAAAGATTTATATAATACCATTGCATTCTCACTTTGGATTATATAATTTGTGGACTTTCTTAATTCTTTTATTGCCTCCCAATTTTTACTATTATAGTCTTTAGGAGTTCTCCAATCATATCCTTTAGCATTTCCCATGTATAATCTTTGACTGTGTTTACCTTCTATATACCCATTAGCACATAGAAAATCTTTATTAAAATCCATAAATTCTTTTATCTTTTGATTATACTCCATATACTCTTCCAATACTTTAGATGCTTCAAATGTTGTTTTTCCTATATTATTAGCAAGACCTTTTACACCTATCCCATATGGAAGTCCAAATCCTACTGCTTTAGCATCAAATCTATAAGAAGGAAAATAATTTTTTAATATATTTAAAATTTTAATTATATCTACTCCATTATTATTTAAATCTCTTAAAGACTTACCATTAAATTCAGGGTCTAATTCTTCTTTTTCAATAATATTATCATCTATTATTAGTTTATCTCCCCATATATTATATGCCATAGAAGAGTGCAAATCTAGACCATTATTTATTGCATATATAAATTTAGGCTCTTGAGATAAAGCACCTAGTATATATAATTCAGCACTTGAATAATCAAAAGCAACAATTCTATGGTTGTCATGTCTTGGAATTACACATTTTTTCAACTCTGATAATTTTCCTCTACTAGGTAATTGTTGAAAATTAACTGAATTTTGTGCAATTCTATGAGTAATAGTTCCTTGTAAATTTGAATTAGGGTGGTTTAAAGGATATTCTTCAAAAGTTAAGTTCCATAACCCCTCGCTATCTTCTGAACCTACTCCTAAAAAACTAGTTACACCTTTATTATATAAAGAATATTCCAAGAAATCATTTACTAATGGTATATGTTTATAATAATCTAAAAACTCTTTGTCTAATTTAGGACTTTTATTTCCTTTAGCATCTGCTTTATTAAATTTTAAAGGCTCTAATTTAAGTATTTCTAAAAATAATATCTTTTTTTGTATAGGACTGTTTAAGTTAAATTTACTTTCTAAACTTAATTTATCTAATTGTTTTTGAGTTATATATTGAGTTTTATCTATATACTTATTTAATTTTTCTATATCTTTTTCTACTTCTTTCTTATTTTTTATTTTTAATTCTTTTTTTTCCATTTCTTTTTGTATCTTTAGCCTTAATAAAATACTCTCTACTTTTTTTATAGATTCATTGTTTAAAATACTTTCTTTTTTTTCCTTTACTATAACATTCCATTCACTATTTAATTCTAAAATAGTATCTCTATTAATTCTTATACCATTTACTTTTGCTTCTATATATATTTTTGTTGCCTCATGTTTCAGTTGTAATAATTCTTTTATATTCCAACCTGAATTTAAGGCTTCTTTTACTTCTTGTTTTAAAGAAATAAATAATCTATAAGTAGCAACTACATCATAAACACCATATGGAGCAAGGGTATCATCATCAAATAAATCATACTCAAATTTTCTTATAGGTATATGCTCTTTTTTACATATAGAATTTTTTATTTTATTTAACTCTTCTTCATATCCATATATTTCAGGGTAATATGTTTTACATAATTCTTTTAAAGATAAAGAATTTGATTTATCCTTACTTTCTGCATACAATAAAACATTGCTATGTAAAGCATGGGCAAATATGTAAGTGTCATAAGTCCATTTAAACTTCATATTAAACATATAATTAATTTGAGATATATCGAAATAAGCATTATGTAATACAATTTTACTTTTAAAACTGTTTATAAGTTTCAATAAATGTCTTACCTCTTCTTTTGAAAAATTTCTTGTTACAAAATATGCCCCTTCTTTATCTGAATAAGCAAAACCAAATCCTAATAAATTATTTTTATATAAATTTAAGTTTTTGGTTTCAATATCAAAAGCAATTATAGTATCTACTGAGTCAATATTTTCTTTGAAATTTAGTAAGTAACTTAAACATTCATTGTAGTCTTTTAGAACAATTTTATTTATATTAATCATACACACCATACCTGTCTAAACATTGAGTGTAAAAACTACAAAGATTTTTACAATAAAAATTATCTGGACTAAAAATATCATTATACTTGTTAGATATTTCTAATTTTAAAATATTTTCAATTCCCTTTAATAACCATAGTATTGCTTGATTTTTAGTTTCATCATTAAAAGGTATCTCTTTTAATCCATTATATGTAAAATTCTTATCCTCCCTATAAAATAAAGTTTTACTTCCTTTATTTTTTTCATATTTTAAGAAATCCCAATAAAGTTTTATATTTTTATATCCTAACGATTCTAAGGCTATTCCATATAGTATTAACTGGTTTTGATGTATTTTCTTTTTTTCACCACTATATTCAGTAGAGGTTTTAAAGTCTACCACTCTAGTAGTATCTTTTTCTTTTACTATTAAATCTACATATCCAATAAAATACATGTTATCTACCTTATCTGAATTAGATATATTAGATAGAGGTAATTTTACATAAGTTTCTATCTCTATATCATTTTTAAATCTTTTTAAATTTCTTAAATAATTTATATAATATTTTTCATGTTTTTCTACTGAATCTTTATTTTTATCAATATTTTTTTGAATATTAATATCATAGAAATATGATTTAGATGTTATATCTCTATACATAGATAAAAAATAATCAATAGTCTCTTTTTTAGATTTTGAGGAATTTAAGAACATTTCAATACATGTGTGCATTAGTGTTCCTATTTCTGTATAAATATTTCCAAAACTTTTTTCTTTATCTATATATCTATACTTATATTCATATTGACAATTAGATAGAGTTTGTAACTTTGAAAATGATATTTTAATGTCTGACATTTTACCTCCTATTAACTTATTATAACATAAATATACTCTAATGTCAATACTTTTTTCCGTATTTTTTTATAAATTTCATAAATTCTTTTTTACTAGTAACTTCATCTAACAAACATGACTTATCTTTTAATGATGAAGAATTTACTATAATGTATTCAATATTTTCAAATTTATCTATATTTTTTTTTATATCCTTTATATTTTTATCTTGGTCAAATAAAATAATAACATTAGTAATTCCATTTTGTTTTAATAACTCAATATGATATTTTGAAATACTACTCCCACCTATTGCTAAAACATTCCTTATACCTAATTGATATGCCTTTAGTACACTCTTCTCACTTTCTACCAATATAACATACTTTTTAGATTTTATATCACTAATATTAATATCATATCCAAACAATACCTTTGATTTTGGATAAGGTAAGAGTGGATAATACTTTATATCATTTTTATCTAAATTCTCTTTATTTAATCTTCCTATTAAACCTACTAAAGTATTGAATTGATAAATAGGAATTAATATTCTATTTGTAACATCATCATATCTAATATCAAAGACTATTTGTGTTGCCATATTTATATTATCTTTAATAAATAAATCAGATATGGTAGGGGTAAATGAATCTAAAATCATACTAGGGTATGAAACTAATTCTTTATCCTCTCTTTTTATTTTCTTGTTTTCCTTATTTAAAGGGATTGTAGTTCCTCTTAACCAAGACATAAGTAAAGATATTGACTGGTCTTTAGTTATACTCATTCTTTTACAGATTAAATCTATAATATCTCCATTTTCATCGTGCTTAAAGTCTTTATAACGTAAACTTTCTAAATCTAATACGCAAGCAGTAATATTATTTCCATCTAAACTATTAAATCTATACTGATTTCCATTAACTTTGTATGATATATTTAAATTATTAAAAATCATTTCAACACTCTCATGAGTTTTAATTAAATTTAGTAACTCCTTTAAAGACATTACTATTTCCCCCCATCATAAGATAGTCCTGATACTTCACCTATCTCTGTAAACCATACTTTATCAAAATTACTTCTATAAAGTATTATTTTTTTATCTTTTCCATGTCTATTTTTCCCTATAAAGAGTAACATATATTTTTCATTATATTTGGGGTCCTCTATCTTACTTTGAACATCTATATATTTATTTTGAGAATAATCAAATTTTTGTACAGATAAACTTCTTATTTCTGAAATCTCAACTTCTCTAAAATAAAGAGATACTTCTGCAACTTCAACTATACTTTTTGCTTCTGCTATACAAGTATGGTCTAAGTATTTTCTACCATATGTATGTAAGGCAAGTTGAACAGTTGCTAAAATTCTTAAATTATTCTCTTTTGATACTCTGTCTAACATTTGAGATAAATTAGACATTAAATGATATTCTCCTTTGGTCTCTGCTTTCATTGTATCTATAAAAACATTTTTATAACCCATTCTAGAATATTTCAATAAATACATTTCTATTTCCTTTGGGTCAAAAGAAGGCATAAATATAAATTGAACTCTATTTTTTAAATCTTCTTTAATATATTCCTTAACATCTATTAAAGTTTCCTTTTCTTCATCTGTCAACATATTCTCATTGATATGTTTTCTACTAACATATCTATTCTTAGTTTCGTATGAAAATTCATTTCTATGTCTATTAAGAACAAAACTTATATAAGCAAGCCCCATAATGGTCATGAACACTTCTTTATTTTGTTCATTTGCAATAATAAGAATCTTTTCATGTTTTTTACCTTCTTCATCTTCTGCATTTAAAATAGGTAATAAAAACATAGGTACACAATAAGTTGTTTTCCCTGTTCCACTATAACCACCAAAATAAGTAACTCCTTCATGAAACCCAGAAGTCATGTAATTTAATATAGGGGTATTATTTAATTTTAATCCCTGTGATACTCTACCCTCTAATAACTTACTGAATATATCATCTATACCCTCTACAAATGAAGATTCTTGTATTTTATTATTTATTACTTTAAAACTATCATCTATTATAAAATTGAATAATTCTTTTATTTTTACAGGGTCATTTTCTATTTCACTTAAATTATTTAAAAATACCTCAAAAGAATCTTCACCATCTTTAGTAAAAGTATTTAATATTTTTAATAACCCTAAATTTTTTAAATATAATGTAAATGTACCTTTTACATCTAAATCTATGTTTATATTTATTAAATCTAAATTAAAATTTATTTCATTAATTTCTTCTGTTGTATATCTATTATTGTTATTTATTAAATCTCTAACTAAATCTGTAGACAAAGAATTATAATTATATTTTTCATATAATATTTCTGCCAAATTATATAAACTTCTATGTTCAGATTTTAAAAAGGTTTCAGAATTAATAGAATATCTAAAAGAAGTGTAATTATTGTAATCTTTATATATTAAATAAACAACACTTCTCTCTAAGTTTATGACATCTAACTCTAATTTACTTCTATAGTCCATTGTTTATATACCTTTCTATTAAGTTATTTTTAACTTGTTTTGAAGGAACATTTACTACTACTCCATTGTATATTTTAGATAAATCTCTTTCAGCAGTAAAAACCTTGTTATAATTGTTTGTAAAGATAAGTATATTCTCTTTCACATACTTTAAAAGATAATTAGACCTAAAAGACAAATCAGGATTTAGTTTAGAATTTCTAAATTGTATCATTTGTTGTTTACTGGATTGTAAACAATAAACTGAAAATCTAGAATCTATTAATTTCCTTAAATCATTAAAATATTTCCACACTTTGACAGGAACAGTCTCATCCTTATTAGGTTTTAATATTTCTACTATTAAATCATTCATAGTATTCCAATAGTGCATATCACTATCTTTTATATATAAAGATATTAAATATGTCTCCATATTTTCTTTATTTTTGAAATAAATAAATCTAGATTTACCTCTAGGCTTAACAGAGAGAGATAAAGATTTATCTATTATCTCCCCTGTTAATTTATCTTTTACTCTACTATCTTTATTCATAAACCTACTCCTTAATTCCAATCAAAAGGGTCATCATCATCTTCATCTTCATCATTATCTTCATCATACATATTACTATTAATATGTTTATTTGTAGGTGTAGAAGTATTTTCAACATCTACTGTTTTATTCTCTAAAGAAGAAGAGAAATCTGTCATATCTTCATCATCATTGCTAGGAGTTTCAAATTCATACTCCTCGTTACTTGTATTGTCTATTATTTTTTTTAACTCTAATTTATATTTCTTATCATTTCGTTTATTTTTCAATTCATTTTCTATTTTTTGTCCTACACCTATTATAAAATCATTATCTACAATAGTTTCATATATAGAAGTATCTTCATTTATATGGAACATGTAAAGTTCATATTTAGTATTATTATTTTTATTGATTGATACGTAATTTTTTACTCTCTCTAATATTTTCTTTTTCATATCCTCATTACAACTATCATACAATTTTCTTGTTGTAATATCAAGAGAATTTAAATCAAATTCATTACTTGTTTCCTCTTCTTTAGAAAGTTTATAAGATACCCTTATTAACCCTTTATAAGATTTATTTAATTCCTCAAAATAACCTTCGATAACATCTAACCCTTTAAATAGTCCATCAGAATACTCATCATTAGTTGCTAATAACGGTGTTTTTACTTTTATAAAAACTTTATCACTATATGTGAAATTATAAGGTAAGTAGTAGAATATCTTTCCTACCCCATCTACAAGTTGTAAAGAACTTCTTTCATATGCTAATGTTTCTGTTACCAAGAATAAAGGTTTATTTGTTCCTTTTAATATTTTGATATTTTTTATTTTATATTTTCTAACTATATTTCCATTATAAAATTCATACTCTATTTCACCTTCAACTTCTACATCACTTTTCAAGAGAGAATCTAAATTTTTTGTAATATGCTGTACCCATTCATATGGATAATTAGTTTTAAATTCTTTAGTAGAAGTACCTATACTTCTAGTTTCCCTTACTCTATACTTAGTTTCATCAATTTTTTCACCTTGTTTGAAACTTTTTTTGACATAATTGTTCTTTTCATCTTTGATAAATTGACCATTTGAATCTACTTCTAAAAGAGTTAAATCTCCATTCATCTCATCTATTGAAACATTAATACCATTTAATTTAAAATGAATAGATGTTCTTTCCCAATTTAAATTTTTCTGGCTCTTCATTACATAAAATTTTTCACCACTTTTAGTTGGTCGTAATTCCAATTTACCTATTGCTTTAAAAATTTGTTTTTCTCTTAAAAACATTTTTACTCACTCTCCTCATTAATATCTAGACCAAATTTTTCTAATTTATCCATTATATAAGCCAAATTTAAAGGTTCATATAATTCAAACAAACCTACAGGGGTCCTTAATCTATCTAATTCATCTATCCCTCTAGTTTGAAGACAAAAATCCCCATTTTCATTTTTAGATGTAGAAAGTATATATTGAAAAAATCCTTCAACTTCTACAGTTCTATCCACCATTCCAGATTTAGTTTTCATAATTTTACCACGTGTCTCAGCCTCATTCACATATCCTGTGTGAGACATTACAATAATATTCTTGTCATCTATACTAGACAAGAAAACTAATAAATCTACTATCTGTTTAGCAAGTGTAGTATACTTATCATATCCCTTTTCTTCTGCATGTTCAAAAATAAAGTTTGTAATTAAATATTGAAAATCATCAATTACAATATTTTTGAATGGTAATTTTACACAGTAATTTATCATTTTTAATGCTGTATTAAAATCTTTTAACACTAAATAATTTCCTGAATCATACTGTTTTCTTGTTTTACCTTTAACAATTTCATCTTTAAATTTTAAAGGGGTATACATTTTTTTAAATCCCCTAAAAGGTAAATCTTTTTTATGGGTAACTAACATTAAAGTTTCCTTTGGGTCAAGCCTATACCCATAATCTTTTGCTTCAGGGTCATATGAACTTGGTGCATTAATACTTGATGTTTTTCCTGTACCACTATGACCTAACACTAAAATATTCATTTACTTTCCTCCTTAATTTTTTGATATAAGTAATCTTAGCACATTTATTTTTATTTGTCAATATTTTTTTTTATATTTTTTATAATAGGTTGCAAAAATAAAAATTTAATGTCCTATAAAAGTAAGAGCATATGTTTTTACATTAAATAAAAATAATTTTATAAAAATTAAAAATTAGGTTGACAAATAAAAACAACTATGCTATAATGGTGATGTGGAAGTTCATATAAAAATAATTTTATAAAAATTAAAAATTAGGTTGACAAATAAAAACAACTATGCTATAATGGTGATGTGGAAGTTCATATAAAAACATTCCCAAGAATATAAATAATATAAATGGATATAAAAAATTTGTATTCTAAAACTACAATTGAATAGAGGTTCTGTCTAGTATAGAGTAGCAGTCCAACGTATTGAGAACTTAGGAGAAGTCTGTCCTCAATTCAGTATTCTTACCTCATTAAATAATAAGAAAAGTTTGGCACGTTTAGAATTTGACAGTGCTAGTTCTGTATAAAGCATAACATTTATGCTACATATGTTATATCATAGTGTAGAGGTACTTAGGTACATAAAGGTATTAATGTTATCAACTAGAAGTGATGTTAGAGGTCGTGTCCAATATAAATTACGATTCATTGCGAAATAAAATATGTTTAGGGAACTATTTTTTATAGTTCCCTTTTTTATTTTATGGGATTTTTCCCTCTAAATTAAAGGGGGGTAGGGGGGTTTTACCTTAAGTATTTAGGTTTTTGAATTTATGAAAAAAACCTAAAATATAAGTAATAAGTAATAAGTAATAAGTAATAAATAATAAATAATA